ACAGAGTTGGCGGAAACCCACTTATCAACGCACTCTGCAAAAGCTGCTACTCGGTTAACAGACCTACTAGACGAAGACGGGACCACACCACACTCTAACATTCGTCTAGCAGCAGCGAACTCAGTACTAGACAGAGTGGGTATTACAAAGAAAGATCAACTAGATATAAATATGAAAGCACTACATGGAATATTTATATTACCAGCAAAAGATAATAATAAAAAAGATGAAGATAGACAAAAATAATTTAACATATGCTAACGAACATCCTAAAGGTAAAAAACCTATAGAAGAAAATACCAAAGTTGCAAAAAGAATTAGAATTGATAATAAAGGTTTAAAAACTTTAAGAGATTATTTAAGACAATCAGAACTACCAGAAATGAATCCTAGTGATTATGGAAAAGAAGAACTTATTGATATATTAATTGATTTAGATAAAAATATGTTTTTTGATGGTAGAAAAGGTTAAGTGGAACCAATAAAGATAAAAAAGAAAGCTAGAGTAGTTCCATTTGGTTTTAAACAATCAAGTGATCCCAATTATTTAGAACCAGTAAAAGAAGAATTAGATGCTCTTAGACAAGCAAAAGAATATTCTAAAACTTGTTCATTAAGAGAAACTGCAACTTGGCTACATAGAAAAACAGGAAGATATATATCACATGTCGGACTTAGAAAAAGACTCGCAAGAAATAGCACCACCGAAACCGAAGAAAGTAATTCGACAGAAAGCCAAGAAGTCAGTCAAACAGATTC